AATACTAATATACAAAATAATTAACAATTTATGCACAAATGACAAATTTTTTTTTATACCTATAAATAAAAAACGCAGTAAAAAAACGTACTGCGTTTAAGAACCTACTGCGTTTAATGACCCACTGCGTTTAAGAACTTACTGCGTTTAATGATCTTGAATTGCAAACTGATAAACTTGATCGTCAAACAAAGCTGAGATGTGATCAAAATAAAATTCAGTTATGTCTTCATTATTCAGCTCAACTTTATAAACATCAACGTCAGTAGATGGAGGTTGCATCCAATCTCCAGGGTCATAAGTATAATTATAATAAATAACCAAATCGTAGTATTTATCATTTATTGTATAAGCTCCTTTTTTAGTCATCATATATTTTAGTTTGTAGCACTTCTATATTTGCTGTTAAACAATCTATCCTGTCTTGCAGTTCCTGTATCAGGTTGTCCTTTTGTGCGGACTCTGATTCTTTTTTTTGGTATTGATTAACCAAATGCTGATAATCTTTTAGCACTCTTGCTAAGTCTTCTCTATTTGTCATAATTACATTCTTAATTTAATTTGTTCGTAAACTGCATTGGAAATATCTTCATACTTCTCAGCATCTAATTCGTGCCCAAAATCTTCGAATATTCTGGGCATAATCATTTGCTCTGACATATAATCTATAATGCCGTCTGCAAGTTCTATTATTTTTTCTCTTTGTTTCATATTATTTAATTTTAATTGTTTTCTCTAAAAACCTTTTAGTTTCCCTAATAAAGTATTTCTTTTGTTTTACACTATCCATTGTGGAAGGAACGCAAACCCACGTCTGCGTTCCTTTGGATGTAAAAAACATTCTTAATATCTTACCAAATGTTCTCATAACTCTTTAATTGAATTTTTAATTCTATTAAGTCTCCATTCATATAATTTAGCTTTCTCTTTTGTAACCTGTGTTACAATAAAATCTAAACTATTAAAAATGTCGTCTACATTCCAGACTAAGGTTTTATTATCATCTATGTCTCCATATTCAATATATAATTCACCATCTGAACAGGCTATCGTATGACTATCGTAAATATAAGTATGTCTTCTTGCTGATTCAAGTTTCTTTTCAAGATCAGCTATTTTATCTTTCATTTTCATAATATACCTTTTGCTAATGATTCATTTAAGTTTTTAATCATACTTTCAATTTCGTCTTCCTGTATCCTTTCTAAGTATTGATTATCTTTCTCGTCAAAGCCGACTCGATAAACAAGCACCTCTTTTTCCGTTAGCCAATATTCATACTCTTCCCAACATTCAGCATCATATTTAATAACTCCCCAACCTGTAAACTCAGATTGATCTAATCTAAACTCCTCGCCATATTTACTGGCAAACCTAAGCAGTTGAGCAAACTTATAACTAGGGTCATCCCCTCGCTCTTTATTGAATCTATCGTTAAACTCTTTTAACCATATATAATTAGCTTCTGGATATCCGTCCCAATGCTTATATATCTTAGCGTACTCTACGCCTTCTATTTTAATTGTACATCTTGTCGCCATAATTATTTTGTTTTACCATTATCTAAATTTAACTTATCCAACACTTTTAACATTCCAGCTCCTTCTAATTTTTGTTTAGCGTTTCCCTGAAATAATAATTTGTGTGCTGATTCTCTTAACTCAATGGAGTCATCCTTTTTTGATTTAAGGTTCAAAGTACCTGATCCGTTTCCGTCAATATATCTATCTCCGAAAACTTCTTTCATAGCTTTTTTAAATTCATTTAATTTCATATTGTTTTGTTTTATAATTTAAAGTTTTATTTGTTTACCATTTATATTAATCTGTTTTAAAGTAAATAAATTAATCATTCTGTATGCAAGCTTTTGCATATCAAACACAACAAGCAATCCTTTTGACATTGGGTCAAATGACATTCCCTGTCCTGTTATACCTTTAGAGACTCCACGCCTGGCGTTCATTCTCCTTTCGGTTCCATCCTTCTTAATGAAGGTTGCTGAGAATATCTTACCATTCTCAGACTCTTTAATAAATTGTTTTAGTTTTTCATTCATATAGTTTAATTTTATAGTTTTAATTGGGTTTGCATGACAAACCCAATTAAAGAATTTATTCTGGTATTTCACCAAATTTTAAAAGTCTACTAAGTCTTGCTATCTCGTCACTTAGAGACGATCTCATTCCCTGTTTATCGAGAATCACATTATTAGTCTCAGGATCTAACATATATTCAACCCTAACAGGTATTCTATAATCTCGATACCATTCTACTAATTTGCTTTTAAATTGTTTTTCTTTCATAATTAAAATGTTTTGTTGGATGCAATATATAAAACTTTTTTTAATAATTGTGTATAAAATGTTAATTATTTTTTTGTGTATCTGCTTGACCTACTGCGTTTAACGATAAACCTACTGCGTTTAATGATTATCCTACTGCGTTTAACGAATAGAGTAAGTGCCTTTGTTAAATCCTTCTAAAGCGTATTGAGCTGCGTAACGGATTGAGTCGATGCAGTGATTAAATTTATCGACAGGTTTTGTTTGACCTTTAGTTGCCCAAACATAATTATTTAATTCTTTGACAAGATCCGTAGAGTCTGGATCAATAATTAAATCAAAGTCTTGAAGTAATGCAATACCAGATAAAATAGACCCACTGCGTTTAATGGTCGGTCTTATGTTCACTCCCTTCGCCTTGACTTCTTTTATAAGTCTCGGCTCAGAGTTATCTGATATTATTAATTGTGGTCCTGCATATCTAATATTGAAGTCTGCTATCTGTGATGTAGATAGTCCAACTTTACAATACATTACTTTACAAAAGATACGCCTACCTTTTTTATCTATACTGAGTTTAGTGAGAACAGTCGGATCAATACTAAATCCAAAGTCTTGACCATAATAAATATCATAGTTCTCATTAAAGTCTCCTATCCTCCAGTTTCTAAATATCACACCTTCTTGCTTCTCTAACCACGCACCCATAATCTGATGTGTATATTTCTCTGGTCTTCTTCTTCTAATATCTTGTATTTGATTTAGAAATGATATAGACAAATGATCTTTGTTGTCTATGTATGTTGTGTGTATGTAGGTGATGCTTTGCCTGATGCCATTAAAACCTTCAGGTATATCTCTGTTTTGAAAGAACCTACCATAAATCCAATGCTCTTTTGTAGTTGGATTTAGAATCAGAATTACCCTATTGAGTTTATTCTTCACTCTAACAGATTGATCTATTTTGTCAAAGTCATCTTCGTTTGTCAACTCTTCAGCTTCATCTAATACAAATGTAGTTATTGCGTTTAATGATTTGAGTGCGGCAGTTTGATTACCTGATGCAGTTCTTATACCTTTAAATAATATACTAGACTTTGTTTTTATATTAGTGATCTCGTCTTTAGTTATTCTAAAGTCTTCGACCACACCCATAAGTTCTAGCTTCTCAATAAACTCTGGTATGATAGAAGATGCGGCAGATACCATAGTATATCTAGTGAACAATATCTTATGACCTCTTTCATAAGTAAGCAGTAGTAAAAATACATTTACTGCAAATGATTTACCACTACCACGACCACCAGTAACTAAAAAATATCTTGATTGATTTCCAAATGCTTGGTACTTGCTATTCAGCTTCGGTGGTTTCATCTATATCTATTGTTTTTTCTTTACTACCTTCAAAGAAATTCATTATGGATATATCTACCTTTTCTGCATTTGTACCTAAATCTACATAATCTTTTGGCTTACCATAAACATACTCTACGATCATCTTACGGTCAAACTGTGATTCTCTTGCATTCTCAGCTATAAGTTTCCAAAACTCTTGTTCAGACCCGTAGACTTGTCTTATAGCGTCTGTGGCTAATACTTTTGACCTATTGCGTTTAGCGACATTCATTTTACTAGAAGTCGCCAGAGAACGCCTTAAAATGGCGTCTCCTGGCTTCTGACCATTATTCTTTCTACCATCCGTAGATTTCATATACTTTCTTACTGTTTTCTTTCTAGGCATTTAGTTTTGTATATATGTTCGTATGTTTGCCAGATCTTATCACTCCAATTCGTTTTTGTATATATCTTTTCGCTTTCAGCTTTTACACCTTTGTATTCTAATATTATTATAAAGTTTTTGCCTACTGGCTTTGGGTATAATTTATAACCATTATTTATACACCAAGAGATAGCATCTAAATTATATTCAGGAGCAATCTTTTTCTTTTCAACACTCTTCGTAGATTTCTTTATCCTCTTCAACACCTTGATTTATAATAGAAGTCGTAAGAACAATTCTATCAAAAACAAAATCTATGCTTTCTTTAGGTATGTCTTTTACAAGTTCTATAAGTTTGTTACTTTTATAAGAGGATAACTCTGATTTTAATCTTACATTTTCTTCAAGAAGTTTTTCTCTGCTAACGGTAGTATTTTTTAACGCTTCTTTATGTATCTTACTAAAGTTCTTGCAAAGGTTTGCAAGACTTTGATTTATCTTGATAACTACTGGTGCTATTTTTTTTACAGAGTGTAGTACAGATGAATGGTGTAGACCTAATGATTCGCCTATTGTTTGTGTGCTAAGATTTGTATGTTTTCTACAAAGATAAAAGTATATAGCTCTAGTATCTACTATATTTCTTTTTCTTGTGTTTTCTGAGATATCTAGTTCTGTGTAGTTCTCTACAAAATCTCTTATTTGTTTTAACTTCATAATTATATTTTACACAAACTTATAAAAAATTTTGCGTATTTAATAGCTAAATAAATTCCTTGACACTCTTCATACATTTCTAGTTCCTCAAAAAACTTCAATCCAGCTTCACACTCTTTTATAGTAGAACCCTCTGTCAGATCCTCCACTGTATAATCGAAATACAGTTTGGTTAATGGATGACTAAATTCCAAAGTATTTGACATAGTTCTTAACTGCTGTTTCAAGTTTTCGTTTTCCAGACCTAAGAAAATCATCTGATGCTTCATCTGTTATTACCTTCTTTCTTCTTTTATCTATTACAACAAATTCAAATTTATCTTTATTAAAGAGTTTCATATAAAGATAAGCTTGTATATCATAACCATAAAAATATTTATTATATTCCCAATTATCTATATCTCCTGTTGTTTTAATATCAACAACTCTATCTTCACAAAGTAAATCAGCTTTACCTCTAAAAGGTAATCCAAAAATATAGTTTATGTTTGGAACTTCTGGCTTGCCATTTGATATAAGTTCATTTGCCCTACTATGTTTAAGGATGTGCATTTTC